CAGAATAATTTGGAATATCAACATATTGCAAAGCTGCCATAAGTAAGGCTGAGCTCTTTCCCCCACCTGCTGCACCGCCAAAAAGAACTTCTGTTGTTTCAGACTTTAAAAAGACTTTTTGCGTTAAAGATGGCTCTTCTATCCAATAGTTTGATCTTTTAGGTTCTAAGTATTCTTTGATTTTTTGCCAATCCGCTGTTTCTGTGGACATATTTGCTTGTCTCCTGTGCAAAATAACGGTAAAGTATTATTATGAAGAAATTTTTGAGTCGTTCATTTGCGGCCCATACCTTAATGGTAATTTCTATAGGTCTAATCCTAGTTGGTATTAGTATACTAAGTTTAGGGTGGGGTTTAGCAAGCGGTGGCTTGTGTTGCGGAATATATGGAGTCCTTTTAGGAGCAGATTAATAAATGGCTTGGAACACTTCTAACAAATCTTTGGAAGACGCTTTACGAAATGCAGCGTCAAAAGCCATGCCTATTTCAGTGGGTGCCCCAATTTCGTACAGTCCATCTTTGCAAAAAGGATCAGGTTACCATGATGGTTGGGACATTGTAAAGGCATATAAAGAGGGTGTATCTCAGGTAACATGGGTATTTAGGTGTATTGACGTCATATCGTCTAACCAAGCACGGTTACCTATGATTCTCCGTAAAGATAATAGTCCTTTTGGTGAGATAGTCCAAGAAGATGATTTGTTAAAGCTTTTTAATAACACAGCTAACAATGGAGAAAATGCTTTTGCATTTAGATATCGATTATCATCTCAGCTTCTTATGAGCAGTAGAGGGGTGTTTGTTGAAATTGTCAGAGGAAGAGGTGGGATGCCTATTGCGCTACATCTTCTACCTCCACAAAATACTTCACCAATTCCTGATGTCAATAAGTTTGTAAAAGGATTTGAAGTAAAGATAAGCGCTCATGAGAAAAGAACGATAAAACCACAGAACGTTATTTGGATAAGACGACCTCATCCACTAGACCCATATTTGTCCATGACTCCTATGGAAGCAGCAGGGGTCGCAATAGAGCTTGAAAGCTTAGCTAAAATTTATAATAGAAACTTTTTGATAAATGATGGACGACCCGGAGGGTTGCTAGTTATAAGAAGTGAAATAGATGAGCAAGACAAAGATGAGCTAAGATCTCGTTTTCAAGGAAATATTGGGCGTGCTGGTTCAGTTGGTGTTATTTCATCAGATGATGGTGCAGACTTTGTAGATACAGCGGCAAGCCCTAGAGACGCAGCATATGTGCAAATGAGAAACATAACCAAAGAAGAAATACTAGCTGCGTTTGGTGTGCCTGAATCTATTATAGGTAACTCGGCTAACAGGACTTTCTCTAATGCTATGGAAGAAGGTAAAGTTTTCTGGATGGAAACCATGTCACCTCATCTAGATTTGATAGCTAGGTCTTTTGATGCCATCGATCCTGATAACTTTATTGATTTTGATATAACTAATGTACCTGTGCTTGTGCTAGCTAGTCAAGAAAGAGAAAAGCACAACCTAACTGAATTTCAGTTAGGACTAATCAGCGTTAATGAATATAGAGAGGCAGCTGGACGAAAGAAAGTAGAATCAGACATTGCTGATTCGTTACTATCTAATCCAAATCAAACACCTATCGCTAATACTGAAAAACCAATGAATCAAGACACAGAAGATGTTTTGGAAGCAGGAGTTCCGTTTGGTCAGCAAGGTCAAGCAGCAAGTAATCAACAACTTGGGGAATTTGATCCAGAAACAGGCAGATATGTGCCTTTAGGTCAGGTACAAGGCACGCAGTTAATTGAAGCGCCTGCCGCTCAAGTACCTAGTGGAGAAGGTTTAGCAAACGTACAAGGAACTCAGCAGGTTGAAGTACCTGCCGCTCAAGTACCTAGTGAGCTTTCTAATGAAGAATCTTGATAATAAGAATATAGCTACTTGGGAAGAAAAGACTCTTTATCGAGTTGAATCTTTAGAAAAGTCTTTTGGTGAAATTTTAGACAACATTATTGACAGCCAAGAAGCAATGGTTGTGAATAACTTAAACTCGTCAACCACTTTGGCGTTGTTAGGCCTTGGTGAAGACGCTGATTTTTCTTCTGTTGCGCCTCTATCTGATTTAGCAGTGTCAACTAATCCATTATTAAACGAGATGAGCAAGGCATATGTTAAGGGAGTGGAAGACACTATCGAAGAGGGTGTTGGCACTAAAGTAGATAAGGAAATAGCTGATGCGGCGCTATCAGAGAATTTATCAGTTGTAAACAACTTTAATAGCACTACGCAAGAGGAAGTCATTGCTGCTTTACAAACTGCGGCGTCTTTTGCGGGTGATGAAGCAAATGGAGATACAGACGTTGCTTACAAAGCGTACATAGCGGCTGTTTTGATTAAAATGATTTTCAATAAACTAAGAAATAAGAGAAAAAATCTTATAGTTGAAACAGGGGTTCTTGGAGCCTACAATATGGGTATTTTTGATGCAGGTGTGGGCATGTTTAGGAGAGATCCTACACTAAAAAAGCAGTGGGTTTCTAGAAAAGACGGCAAGGTTAGGATTCAGCATCGAGATCTAAATGGTGAAGAAGTGCCTGTTAACAGTGCGTTTTATGTGAATGGTGCCCCAATCAGGTTCCCTAAAGATCCATTAGCATCACCAAATCTAACTATTAACTGCAGATGCGTTCTAAAATTTGTAAGATAGATTATATAAAGTGAGTTTATATAATGTGTCAAACTAGCCTTTGTTTGAAGGTATAGGATACTTAAAGAAGTTCAATTATTTTAGGAGAAAAATGTCTGCAACAATCTTTGATATGGAAGATGCACGACGAATTGAAGACAATGTTGTGTTTAAAGCAATATCAGGTCAAATTGGTATTGATAAAGCTGAAGGAATAGTAGAGTGTTTTGTATCTGGAATTGGAAATAAAGACTCTGTTGGGGACATAGTTATGAGCGGAGCATTCAATGGCTCGCTAAAAAGAAGAAAACCACGTGTAGTTTGGGGCCATGACTGGAATCAACCAATAGGAAAAGTTTTAGAAATATATGAAGTTCCTTCATCTGACCCAAGATTACCTGAAAAAATGAAACAAGCTGGCATTGGGGGCCTTTTTGCAAAAGTTCAGTTTAATTTGAATACCGAAAGAGGGCGTGAAGCTTTTGCAAACGTAGCATTTTACGGAAATGAACAAGAGTGGTCAATAGGTTACAAAACGCTAACTGCTGACTTTGATACAAATAGTCAAGCAAATGTTCTAAAAGAAGTTGAACTATATGAGATTTCTCCAGTTTTGCATGGTGCAAATCAACTTACAGGAACTATATCAGTTAAAGATGAAAAAGGTGGCATGAATAAACCTTCAATGGAAATGGGATCAATGTCTGCAATGCTTTCTAGAGCTATTTCTCAAGCATTGCGTAAACCAGTAGAAATTATTAGTTCTGATGAAGGAATGGTTGTATTCCAATCAGCACCGAATATGATGTGGCGTGCTCCGTTTAACATGACTGAAGGATCAGTCCAAATTGGTAAACCAGTTAGAGTTAGAGCAAATTATGTTCCAGTTGAAGAAGATGAAGCAAAACCTCCTGCAAACATGATGCGTAAAGAAAACGTACAAGAGCCAGAAGGCATAAGAGATGCAGAACCAGACGAAGGCACATGGGCTACTCCAGATATTGCTCTTGCATGGGCAAAAACATTTGGATGTGAAGGCTATCACTCCGAAGGCGCAGGATATCTTCCATGTGAAACTCCTGAAGAATACCGAAAAGCATTAGCAGCTTTCGACGATAACGCTAATTTAAATTCACACAATAATTATCTTGGAGGTGTCGAAGTGGAGGAAGCTAAAGATGGTTATAAAGGCCACATGGGAGGGTCTTGTCCATCATGTGGAATGAGGATGAGGAAAAAGCCGGATTACTTAAAAGATCCATTAGCATTGCTGATGATGGCATATAATGAGATGATTCCTCTTAGAGGAGCAGGTGAACTTCGTGACTCTACACTAGAATTGATTGAAGGAGTTGGACGGTATTTAGCTGATTCCCCTGCTTCTTTAGAGTTAGAAAAAGGCGCAAAGTCAGGGTTCATTCTCCACGTAAAGTGTGATGAATTGCAATCATTAGATGTAACGCAGTCTGTTGCCCATATTCCAGTGTTCTCGTTCAAGAGTGACTCTGGGGTTGATATTCATTTTTCAACAAAAATGGATCATCAAGAACTACTTGAAAAGGTAGCTACCTCATTGTCTACTTTAGACTTTGACCCTGATTTATCGGTAACAAAACCCAAAGATGTTGACACCAATTCTGGTGTTGAGTAAAATAAGCTGAGAAAGATTTTAGGAGTAAACAAAATGAGTGACAATATAGAGGCAGAACTTCAAAAGTTTGAAGAGCTTGAATCTCAGCTTGCAGAAGTTGAGGTCAAGTCAGATGATGAAGAAGCTGTGGAAGAAGCTGTAGAAGAGGCTACAGAAGAAGCCCCAGCTGAAGAAGCTGAAGAAGAAGCTCCAGCCGAAGAAGAAGCTGAAGAATCAGAGGATGGGGAGGAATCTGATGAGGTTGTTGAAGAAGCTGATAGCGAAGATGAAGCTGAAGTCGAAGAAGAAGAGGATTCATCAGATAATCATGAAGGCGAAGAGAAGTCGGTTGATCCAGAGATGAGTGCAAAAGCTATGAGCATTATGCAACAAATCTCTGAAGAAGAATCAGAATCAGATATGCCTGTATTGTTCCTATCTGATATTCGCTATAAAGAAATGATGGAAAATGGCGAACTTCTTATGAGGGAAGCCTATGATGGGCTAGATGATGATGCTAAATATGCTTATGAAAAAGTTGGTGTATTTGAAGAAAATGACGGAAAAGGTTACGGGACTCGATATCGCCGTAGAAGCCCTCTAGAAATAAACACTGACAGAAAAAAGCATTATGGTAAACCTCATGACAAAGATAAAATGAAGAGAAAAGATGAGGGTGACAAAGATATGTTTGAGAGTGAAGCACAAGCAGTTGCAAGAGCAGCTCAACTTGGTTGCGAAGGCGCTCATCAGCATAGCAATGGAATGTTCATGCCATGTGGAACTATGGAAGCATATCAAGCAGCAATGGCTAAGGGTGAGAAATCAGCGTGCTTATGTGGCTTGCAGAAAAAGATGCTGGATGAGCCTTGTGACATGTGTGAAGGTGGCTGTGCTTCTGTAGATGGGCTACCCGGACTTGCAGACATAGAGAATCAAGTTAAGTCACTATATGCAAACTCTGAGGTTATCAATTCAGGATATTCATCATTGGATGATATTTATGTTGTAGATATTAAGCAAGATACAGGTAAGTACATTGAGGTATTTATGTCTGGCGAAGGTGAAGAGTTAGGATGGCTAACTATAGATCCTTCTATCATGGATGAAAAATCTGCTGAAGACCTAAACATAATTTCCAGACAAGATGCTGAAAATGTTGCTATCAAAGAACTTGCTGATAGAGATATTGAAGGGTCTATTTCGAGCGTAATGGTAGATGTCTTTGGCAATGAAGATGTTTACGTTGTTGAGATTGAAGCAACTGATGAAAAGAGCTATGACTTCTTTGTTTCGGTAAACGGTAAAGTTCTAGGTTACGATGAGTATGAACTAGAAACTGAAGCTGAGCTTAGCGAAGAAGAAGAAATAAAAGCACTTGAAGCTGAGCTATCAATCAAGCGTATGTATTCTCGTGAACAGCGACAGCAAATGGCTGAAAACGGAGATGCACTACCTGATGGTTCATTCCCAATTGCTGATCAAGCTGATTTGGAAAATGCAATAGTTGCACTACCAAGAGCAAAAGATCAAGCTGCTGCTAAAGCACATATTATGAAGCGTGCTAAAGAGCTAGGGTTAGAAGATATGCTTCCACCAGAAATGATGCAAGGAGAAGAAGGGGAAGAAGGTCAAGCTGCACCTGCTGCTGCTCCAGCCCCTGCTGCTGCTCCAGCCCCTGCTGCAGGCGGAGGCGGAGACGCTCCTGCACCTGCTCGACGTAGAATGGAAGATGAGAAGTCTTTGGAAGAGCAGTTAGCAGAATTTGAAGCACTAAAATCAGAGGAAGGTCTTTAGACAGTTTTTGGAGGAATGATGCACTCTAAACGTGCAAACATGCGCATAGGGCTGGTTAATGACTTGCTATTAAACTTGGGTGCAAAAGCGTTTCTTGGTCATGTAGATGAAGACAATCGTATACAATATGATGAAGACGAAAATGTTTTGGAGTTTATTCCAAGCGAATATGAACAGGATACCTTATGAGTATTTTTGAAGATGAACTCGAAGCATTTGAAAAGTTAGAAAAAGCTTTTGAGCAGTCTGTAAAAGCACCAGAAGTTATTGGTATTCCTCAAGAGCGCATCACTGGTGACATTCTAAGAGGGCGAGGACCAAGGCGAGGAAATCTAGAAGATCTCCTAAAATACTGGCGACCCATAATGAAAAAACCCGGTGGCTTTAGGCGCTGTGTTGTGATTCTAGCTGATAAGCCTAAACTGTACCCTCCTCAAAGAATTTGTGCTTGGTTGCACCATGAGGTAACTGGTAAGTGGCCTAATGAAGGTAATCATCATGGGCGTAAAAAGAAAAAGCCTAAGGCTCGTAAAGTAACTCGAAAGATTCGTAAAGCTGCTCGTAAGGCAAAGTCAGATGACTTTGTTTCTGATACGTTTGAAGTATCTGAGTATAAAATGGCTTTGAAAGAATCTAGAGATTTTGGCGGTGTTTTGTATCAGCCGATTGCTGGAAGACAGGCGGCTGTTGAATT